GCTAAAGCTATGGCCATGCACGTTAACCATGGTGGAACATTTGAAGATGCTAAAGGCACAGGTATTATGAATATGTGTAAAGAAGCAACAGAAATGGCACAGTTCCTTACACATGTAAGAACAAACAAATTAGTTAACGAAGGCAATGCTAACGTAGTTGAAACTATCAAATCACAGCTACGACAAATTAAAGAAACAATTCGTGGTCTACAAACCCTAAAAGGCTACAACAATTATGAATCTAAAGAAATTTTAGAAAATGATGAAAACCAGGTTGACATATCAGATAAATTCCTGTATAATACGTTTGAGAATGTAGATATGAACGAAGTTCTATCAACAGTATCTCGTATATTTAACGAACGTGAAACGAAGGACGATATGCATAATAAACTATTAAATGATACATTAGCAATAATTAAATCAGGCGATGACCTTAAACTAGGTGTGGATGCAAATGATCCAGAAAACCCAAATAACGAAGATCCAGTAAAATGGAGTGGAGGTTTGGGACCGCAAGCTAAGTTAAGTGCAATGTTATCTTATATTGGTATGACAACTAAAAACGACGAGTTGTTCAATGTGTTAACACAAATGAGCAACGACATCCATGATATGCGAACCAACCAAAAAATGTTGGCGGCAAAAATTGCAGATTTCCTTTATAAAAAGGGAACAGCAAAAACTATGGAAGTAGCTTCTGCACCAGCAACATCAATAACTGATTCTGTTATTGCAGAGCTTCGCAAAAAGATTTCCTAAAAAATAGGGAATAGTGCTTGACAGTAAGCACTTAAAGTAGTATACTGTATAGGCTAACAAAGGCAAAACAACTGTATGCAAGTGAATTGTATACTTTATAAAACTAATAAAGGCTATCATAGGCTAACAAAGGAGAAATACTATGGCAACATTAGCAGAAATCCGTGCAAAACTACAAGCACAGGAAAACAAGAGCTCAGGCTCAAGACAACAAGGCGGCGACAACGCCATCTTTGCACATTGGAACATTGCAGAAGGTTCAAGTGCAACACTACGATTCCTACCAGACGCAGACGAAAGCAATACGTTCTTTTGGAAAGAACGTCAAATGATCCGTTTGAGCTTTCCAGGCGTTAAAGGACAAGACGAGAACAAACCAGTAATGGTTCAAGTTCCTTGTGTTGAAATGTGGGGAGAACAATGTCCAGTACATGCAGAAATTCGTCCGTGGTTTAAAGACCCGGCACTTGAAGATACTGCACGTAAGTATTGGAAGAAACGTAGTTACATCTTTCAAGGTTTTGTTACACAAAACGAATCACCAGAAGAAAACGTTCCAGAAAATCCTATTCGCAGGTTCGTTATTTCACCACAAATTTATAAAATTATTAGTGCGGCACTAATGGATCCGGAGTTTGAAGAAATTCCTACAGATTATGAAGCTGGTACTGATTTTAAAGTAGTGAAATCAAGTAAAGGCGGATATGCAGATTACAGCACATCTAACTGGAGCAGACGTTCACGTAGCTTAGATCAAGCAGAACGTGATGCAGTTGCAGCAAACGGTTTGCACAACTTAAACGACTTCTTACCTAAGAAGCCAGATGCAGAACATCTACAAGCAATCTTTGAAATGTTTGAAGCAAGCGTAGATGGACAGTTGTATGATCCAGAACGTTTTGGACAGTTTTATCGTCCATACGGAGTGGATGCACCAACTACAACTGCACCAGCACCAATGGCTCCAGCGCCAGCGCCAGCACCAGCAGTTGAAACCGCACCAGCGGCTCCGGTTGCAGAAGCGGCTCCGGTAGCACCTCAACCAGCACCAGCGGCACCGACGCCAGCAGTAGAGGCAGCACCCGCAGGAGCGGCACCGAGTGCAGAAGATATCTTAGCACAGATTCGTAACCGTAAGTAAATAACAAAACTTGGGCATACATTGTATGTCCAAGTTTCTTAGATTGGAGATATAAATGGCAAAACCTTTTGACGTAAGTAAATTCCGTAAAGCTATCACTAAAAGTGTTCCAGGACTAAGCGTAGGCTTTAATGATCCTGATACATGGATTAGCACAGGAAATTATACCCTAAACAAACTTATCAGTAATGACTTCCACAAAGGAATTCCACTAGGTAAAGTAACAGTACTTGCAGGCGAATCAGGCGCAGGCAAATCATTTATTGCCGCAGGTAATGTAGTTAAAAACGCACAAGACCAAGGCATTTTTGTAGTATTAATTGATAGTGAAAACGCACTAGATGAACAATGGTTGCATGCACTTGATGTTGATACAAGCGAAGATAAACTTCTTAAACTTAATATGTCAATGATTGATGATGTTGCTAAAACAGTTAGTGACTTTATGAGGGATTACAAGGCAGAATACGCCGAGAAAGATTCTGAAGATCGTCCTAAAGTATTGTTTGTAGTAGATTCGTTGGGCATGTTGTTAACACCCACAGATGTTGATCAGTTCCAAAAAGGTGATATGAAAGGTGACATGGGTCGTAAGCCTAAAGCACTAACATCACTAGTACGTAATACAGTTAACATGCTAGGACAATACAATGTTGGTATGTTATGTACAAACCACACATATGCATCACAAGATATGTTTGATCCAGATGATAAGATCTCAGGTGGACAAGGCTTTATCTACGCAAGTAGTATTGTTATTGCAATGCGTAAACTTAAATTAAAAGTTGATGAAGATGGAAATAAAACTTCACAGGTACATGGTATACGTGCCGCGTGTAAAGTTATGAAGTCACGTTATGCAAAACCATTTGAAAGCGTACAAGTAGAAATTCCATATGAAACAGGAATGAGTCCGTTTAGTGGACTTGTTGAGTTTTTTGAAGCCAAAGGTATTCTAAAAAAATCAGGCACACGACTTGAGTATATTAGTGCTACTACTGGTGAAGTAACTACACAATTCCGTAAAGCATGGAACCGTAATGATAACGGTACCCTAAAAATGATTATGGACGAATACAATGATGATGTTGCTGATGCAGAAGAAGACAACGACAACGACATTATTGAAGATAACACACCAACGGAGACTAATAATGAATCTGGGTGATACTGATTTAGAGCTATTCCTACAGATATACGACAAAGCAATTAAATATGTTCCACTGAAAGTAAAAAGTGATTTTGCAGAAGATTTTATTTTTACATTAGATGACTATGGAATTGATTTAAAGCGAAATGCAGTAGAGCTAGGTGAACATTGTGATTACCTAGATGACGCTATTACTGATTTCTTCGACGAAAATGATGATTATGACTCAGACGAAGAGTATGCAGAAGAATATTGGGAAGAAGAAGATTAATGACTAACTGGTATCGTAAAGTATCACAAAACATGGGAGAGATAGTTAACGCTATCTCTTTCTACGAGCGTGAAATTGATGCCGCTAAGTTTGAATGTGGCATGAAAGGTGTGTTAGAAAAACACAGTAGAGAAATGCCTGGTATTGTTGAAAATAGATTCAATCAGTTACAGGAAGTAGAAGCAATACTTGAGCATTTAAATACAGAAATGCGTAAACTACGCAGTCAAACATTTAGAAAGTTTTTAGAGAACTATAATAAAGCACTTAGCTCACGTGACGCTGAAAAGTACGTTGATGGTGAGCAAAGCGTAGTAGACTTACAATATCTTATCAATGATTTTAGTCTAATACGAAACAAATATATTGGTATAATCAAAGCACTTGAGGCCAAAGGCTTTCAAATTAATAATGTAGTTAAACTACGTGCCGCAGGATTAGAAGATATATCACTATGATGATAAATAGTATTGTAACAAAGAGCTTTGTTACTTCATCGATGATGATTACACGGTATAACTGAGTAGTTATATAACCTAAGTGTAACTCATTTATTCCTTACAAAAGAGTATAAATGTTTATTCATGGTTCACATAAGTGAACTTACATTAAGTCAAATGGAGAATATACAATGACTACATCAACACAATTTGTAGAGCAACTACAAAAAGACAACGAAGCACTTTTCACAGCTTCAAAAATGAACGTTAAAGCATACTTCGAGTCAAAAGACAATTCAATGGAAGCTCTAGTTGAGCATTTCACTGGACGTATGGTTAACGAAAGAATGAACATGGTTGAGATTTCAGCACAAGTGGCTAACATGCCTGCTGATGCAGATCCTGTTGAATTACAAAACCTTTCTAAGCAAGCGATGGACGAAGCAATCCACTTCCGTATGGTAAAAGAATGCATCGAAAAAATCACTGGTGAAGAATTAGACGTTGCTGAAGCAATGGCTAAAGAAGCGGCTAAGCCAACGGCAAAAGGTGCTGACTTACTAGAAGCGTATGAGGCATCTTCTGATGCAGCTGCACTTGCAGTATATCAAATCGTTGCTGAAGGACGTGCGGCAGCAGTATGGTCACAAATGGCAGAAACAATTGAAGACGAATTCATTGCTAAGTCATATGCCAAGATTGCTAAAGACGAAGGTTTCCATTCAACAATTGGTGCAATGAAACTAGAAGAAATTGCAACTACACCAGAAGTTCAAGCACACGTATTAGACATCGTAGACGGTATGAGAAAAGACCTTTTCGAAGTTTCATGTGCAAACACAGTTGAAGCAGCTGGTTCACGTGAACTAGTTAACGAAGCTTACGGTTGGTAAGGTAACGTATCGTAAATGAATATTGGGTTAACACAACGCATATTCTATTACAACGATATTGCGTATGATTGCTTAGAACACGGTTGGCAACAACTACTAAGCGGTCATACGCTCACTTCTATAGCAAATAATCCTGAACAGGATTTTGCAGAACTTGTAAAAGATTTAGATTTTATTATTTTCACCGGCGGAGATGCCAGTCCCCTCAGATTAAAAACAGAAATACGTTTACTTACAGAATGTTATAAACAGAACAAACCTATACTAGGTGTTTGTCACGGAGCTCTTCTTATTAATCAACTCGAAGAAGGTGTTAATGTAGAGTGCGAAAATCATTATAATATAGAACATGATGTTTTAATGGATGATAAAATATATACAGTAAACAGTTTCCATCAAAATAAAATATTACAATTAGCTGACGGATTTGATGTTCTTGCTACAACAAGAGGCGGCGACATAGAAGCATTCAAGCATAAACAAAGAAACATTTGGGGCATAATATGGCATCCAGAACGTATGGTAAATACTATATTACCAAAAGACTTAGAAAGGTTATTGCATGGAAAATAAAAATGAAACTTGGGGAGATAGTCGTTGGGAGTTTACCAAAGCTCAATCACAATGGCACTTTGATGCTCTAAAAGAAGGACCACAAGATTATAAAAATGTATGCACATTTGAAGGTGATTGGGATGATGCAGTAAACCAATGCTTGGGTAGAGTCCTTGATAGCTCATGGTCTAGTCGTAATCAACTAAGCAAAGATGATGATCATAGAACATATACTGCTGATGCAGAAGAACAAGATTTAATTCGTGCTGGTGCTGATCCAAAAATGGAAGTATTTCAACGCACAAAAGCAGAAGATTTTGAAGTATTTCAAAACATTGCAGCATACTTTGGCATGGAAGAATATACAATTAAATTCCACAATCAACGCACAGGACAAATGCTAAACTGGCACATTGATAACTTTGCAGGTCGTAAAGAACGTGGAAATAGTTTTACAGAAATTGAAGCAGATAGAAACCCAGAACTAATGCGTAGATTTGTAATCATGTTAGATGATTGGAAACACGGACAAGTGTTTGCATTAGGTAACAGCAATTGGCACCAATGGAAACGTGGCGAATGCATTACTTGGGAATGGCGTGATATTCCACATGCTACATGTAACATGGGTTGGGATAATCGTCCTATGCTACAAGTAACAGGCTGGACAACAGAAACAACACATAACATTGTCGCAAAAGGTGAAAAAAATCTTAAAATAAATGTATAAAAAAGGTTGACTTTTCGGTCAAGATGTATTATATTAAATACATAAGCAACAAAGAGTTTAGCGGCTCAATGTTTATAGTGCAAGGAAGAGGCGTTACCTAGGCGTCGAACTTGACTGCTCAGGGGTTATACCCAGGCTTTACGTGGAAAACATGGGGAGTCACATTGCGGATACGCAGGAGTAGGTGGTAGTGTAATTAGACAAGGTATCTAGATGTGCTACTTGGAGGTGTACCCCAGTCCTCCCTATTTTGCTTATTTAAAAGCCCAGTTTTAGGACTGGGTTTTTTCTTGACTAAAAAAGGTTGACAAGCAAGACTTCTTACCGTATACTGTTATTATAAAGTTTAATTAGTAGGAGAAACACTATGCCAGCAACACAAGTAAAAAATGATATAAGCAATTATACACCAGCTGAAATATTAGCTATCTCATTTGAAGTATTTGATGCACAAGGCTTCATTAAAAGTGGATATGGTTATAAACAACCTACTAATACCGTAGATGAAGAAGGCAATCAAATCTACGAAGATATCAAAGATAACAAAACAGTTATTCTTCAAACAGTAAAAAACTTTAATGGAAAGTATATTCCCAATCAAAAATATGTAGATCAAGCAACCGCAGAAATTGACCGAATCAATGGTAAATTGATGCTTAAGAAAATGTGCGGTGGTCTTACTAACTTTGAAAGTGGGCTAGTAAGAGCAATTGAGGAAGATGTTAATAACTTCCATGTAAGTATTCTTGCAAGTGTTCCTAATTCTTTAAAGATTGATGCTAAACGTGAAGCACTAAATGACCGTATAGCTCAACTAAAACATGTAAGTCAATATGTAGGTAAAAAAGGAGCTCGTTACGATATTGAAGTAGATGTTATAGATGTAAAGTTTATTCAGGCTAGTGATGTATACATGATTACTTGTGTATCTGACAACAGAGATATTGTTAAGTTTTGGTGGAGAGAACAACCAGATCTAACTGATATTATTGAAGGCAAAACAATAACTATACGTGGAACTGTTAATAAACAGGAATTAAGCAAGTATAGTAACGCAAAAGAAACTCTTTTCAACAGAGTTAAGCTAACTTTAGTAAAATAATTTCAAAAAAAGTTTTAAACCCTTGATTTATAAGGGTTTATTTCTGCTTGAAAAGGTTGACAACCAAGACATCTTACTGTATACTGTAAGTATATTAAATAAAAAAGAGGACGTAAAATGGCACAATTTAAACTATACCAAATACACTTAACAGACGCTGAAATTGACCTTATTAATGAAGAAGGACACGATGCAGTTCACAAGCAGTCTTTAAAGCTAGACATGGGACTTCGCAAAAATGATACTGGTGCAGTTGCCAGCGATGCGTTTAATCGTGGATATTACACACATGTATCAAATATTACTGCTGATGATCTTAATGGTGTATTTCATATAGGTAACATGGGTCCAGAAGAAAACATTGAGCGTTTAGCTCCAATGTATTCATGTTCAGTAGGCGACATTATCGAAGACGAAGCAGGTAACAAACAAGTTGTTGCTAACTTTGGTTTTGCGGAAGTGGCGTAAATAAAAGGTTGACAAGTAAGATATCTTACTGTAACATATAATTATAAATTGACAAATAGGAGTTGTTAAGAATGCAAAATTTAGTTACTAAAAAACGTGGTCGTCCTGCAAAAGCAAAAACACTTATCGAAGTTGTAAATGATGCAGTTGATAATCCAAACGAAACAGATGATCAAATCATCGAGCGTATGCGTGAACGTTTTAATATCCTAGACGATATGACACAAGCCTCAATTGATGGTGTTGTGCGTGGTATGGTTGTAACAGGCCCTCCAGGAGTTGGTAAGAGTTTTGGTGTAGAAGCTGTCTTAGAAAAGAACAGCTTGTTTGATAAACTTGCAGGTAACAAGATGCGTTTCGAAGTTATCAAAGGTGCCTCAAGTGCAATTGGTTTGTACAAGGTTTTGTTTGAAAATGCAGATCGTAATAGTGTTCTTGTGCTAGATGATTGTGATACAGTATTGTATGATGAGACAAGTCTTAACTTGCTTAAGGCGGCACTTGACTCAAGTAAAAAACGTACTCTAAACTGGAATACAGACAGTGCATTGCTACGTCGAGAAGGTATTCCAGATAGCTTTGAATTTAAAGGTAGTGTTATCTTTATTACTAACCTTAAGTTTGACAAAGTACGTGGTAAGATTAAAGATCACTTAGATGCTATCATGTCACGTTGTCACTATCTAGATCTTACAATGGATACTACACGTGAGAAAGTATTACGTTGTAAGCAAATCGTTGCAGACGGTATGCTTAATGAATACCAGTTTAGCAAAGAAAGTGAAAACGAGCTAATGGCATTTATGGTAGACAATAAAGAAAAGATGCGTGAGATTAGTTTGCGTATGGTTACTAAACTTGCAGACCTTAAGAAGTCAATGGGCGGCGAGAAGTGGAAACGTGTTGCAGAAGTTACGTGTATGCGTCGACTATAATAAAATAAGATAATAAAAAGGCTTGGTTGACAAGCCTTTTTTTATGACATAAATATGAGTATGGAATTTATAATAAAAGCAATCATAGGCGGACTAATTGTAGCAGGCGTTGTTACAGCAGCTCAGCGTGGCAATCCTACACTTGGTGCATTAATACTTGGTATACCATTAGGTAGTATTATTAGTATAATCTTTATGTACTATTCAGGAGTCGATATTAAAGTATTTCAACAACTAGCACAAGAAACGATATATTTTGTTTTAGTTAGTTTAGTGTTCTTTCCAATGTTTGTTATTACATTAAATCACTGGAACTTTTGGTTATCACTTTTAAGTTCCATCTCAGTAACAATGATAGCATTGTTATTCCTAAAACATTATTTAGAAAACCAGTAGAAACAATTGACAAAACACCACAAGTGTTGTATAGTAGTAGTATGAATTGTACAATAGTAATCAAAGACGAAGTAAACTGTAAAATCGAAGGCCTCGATTTAAACACTCGTAAAAAATGCGAAAAAGAACTAAAGTTCTTTATGCCTTATGCGTTTCATGTGCCAGCATACAAGTTAGGCAGATGGGATGGGTGTGTGAGTTTCTTTAGTGTAGGCGGGGTAACATACGTTAATTTACTTGATAGGTTATTGCCTATTATTATGGATAACGGTTACTCTATTCAAGTAGATGATAGACGTCAGCAAAACGAATCGTTTGATTTTGTTGCAGTAGACGAATCTACATTTGCACATAAAACATGGCCAGAAAAACATCCTATTGCAGGTGAGCCAGTTGTATTGCGAGATTATCAAATTACTATTGTAAACAAATATCTTACTACACCACAGTGCTTGCAAGAAATTGCCACTGGTGCTGGTAAGACACTAATCACAGCTGCACTATCTGAGCGTGTAGAAAAGTATGGAAGATCAATTGTAATTGTACCTAATAAAGATCTTGTTAGACAAACATTTGATGATTACGAGAACTTAGGACTAGACGTAGGTGTATACTACGGCGACAAAAAAGACATAGGACGCACCCATACAATATGTACATGGCAAAGTTTAAACAGTATTAAAAAGAGGTTCAGAGATGGCCTTGACGACATGAGTTTAAAAGAATTCTCAGATGGTGTTGTTTGTGTTATTGTTGACGAAGTACATCAAGCAAAAGCAGATGTATTAAAAGATATGCTAACCAAGGAGTTTGCACATGTTCCATTGCGTTGGGGATTAACAGGAACTATACCAAAAGAAGATCATGCCAAAACAAGTTTACAAGCATGCTTAGGAGAAGTTACAAATAAACTAAGTGCAAGTGAATTACAAGACATGGGAGTTTTAAGTAACTGTCATGTTAATGTAGTTCAATTAAAAGAGACAGCGGTATACAATAATTATCAAAGCGAATTAACATATCTAACTACAGATAAAGAACGTATGAAATATTTAAGCAATTTTATTTCAACAGTTGCCGAATCTGGTAATACACTTGTATTAGTTGATAGAATTAAAAGCGGTGAGATAATTGCAGAAAATATACCAGATGTTACTTTTGTTAAAGGGGCTATGAAAGTCACTGACAGAAAGGACGCATATGATGAGATTAATGAAGCAACTAATTCGATTACTGTCGCAACCTATGGTGTGGCTGCCGTTGGTATTAATATTCCACGTATATTTAACCTTATACTTCTTGAACCTGGGAAGTCGTTTGTTAGAGTTATCCAATCAATAGGACGTGGTGTGCGTAAAGCCGAAGACAAAGATTTTGTGCAAATTTGGGATGTAACTAGTACTGCCAAATTTAGCAAAAAGCATCTTACTGAACGTAAGAAATTTTATAAAGAAGCTAATTATCCTTTTACTATTGAAAAGACTGATTGGCGTTAAGAGAGAACTAAATGAAAATATTAACTGTAGAAAACGAGACGTATGATCTTGATGATATTCCGGAGACAATTGACGATTTAAGATATGGTATTCTAGATTATACAAATCCAAGCAACATAGATTATTACTTTATTCCATTGGTGTTTTTAGAAAGCTTCTATGCACCAGCGGCAATATTACAATTAGGACAAACTACAATAAGCATGCCACTTGATTGGCATATTGTTATATGTGACGCAGAAGTAGGAGATCCAGAAGTTATGAGCCTAATGAGTCTCAACGACAGAGGCTTTACAGCATTTGCATTTAATCCAATTACAGGATTTAAACCAGAGTACGTAGACATTTCAATTGTAAATATTTATAGTGATGTAAAATGGTATGCACCTAAACTAAAATATGGACACTTGTTATGTGTTCCATTAAGCGATGAGCCAAATTCACCATGTGTGTTATTTGTTAAAGATGCAAACAAGTTACCAGAAGTGCTTGACATTGGCGAACTTTGGTAGTATAGTATGTATTGGGCGTGGTATAAGAAATTAAGGAAACAAGGATATCCTTGGTGGAATTGTTTGCTATGGGCTCGATATAATAATAAGCATTACGATATAGATGGAAATTATAAATGAGTAAGCTGAACATTAAAGAAGAAATGAGATCTATTGATGCCAAAGACAGAGCATGGTATGATAGCCTCACAGATGAAGAAAAGAAAAAACTTGGCTTATGGTTATTAATGCGTTATACAAGTAATGCAAGCGGCAAGTATGCAGAGCATTATTTAGAATGGACCAACGAAGCAGTTAATGTTCATTTTAACACAATAAGAAAACATCCTCAATTGCAGTATCAGTTGTTACAACTAGTTGGAATAGGTTCTACAGTATTTCATCCTTGGATTGCACCTGGTAAAGCACAAAAGAAAAACAAACTTCAAAGTTGGTTAATTGAAAAGTATCCACATTTTAATGATGACGAAATTGATATTATGTTAAGCAATAGCAAAGACGATCTAAAAGCATTGTTACAAGAATTTGGATTAAAGGATAAAGAAATAAAAGACTTGATTGGTAAACTTAAATGAGTGGGCAACGGCGTTGGCTTAAACTTTGGGCAAGAACGGTTGGAATGCCTATTGGTCTCAATGACGAGGATAAACCCGAGTTCTTACCTATTACACAGACAGATGTAAAACGTGCATTAGCATTTAGAACATTTTGGATTATGTTGCACATTGTTACATGTTGTGCAATTATTGCCGGCAATGGCAGAACACTAGGATTTTGGTAAACCAATGACAGAAGTTTTTAAATGCGAATATTGTAAGAAAGTATTTAAACGTGAAAGTACGTTAGCGGTGCATATGTGCGAACGCAAGCGTAGATACATGGCTAAAGACGAAAAAGATGTACAACTTGCATATAGATCATATCAATTGTTTTATCGTATAGGAACAAATGCAAAAGGTGAGAAAAGTTTTGATGAATTTGCAGCAAGTCAGTATTATACTGCATTTGTAAAGTATGCAAAATACTGTATAGATTTACGTGTTGATGATGTACAAGAATATACACGTTGGCTATTAAAGAATCAAGTAAGAATTGATAGATGGACAAGTGATAGAAACTTTGCGGCATGGATTAAAACAAGATTGAAAACAGAAAGCGCAGACAGAGCCATTGAACGAACAATATTGTTTATGAGGGAATGGGCAAAAGAAACAGGATGTGAATGGAACGATTACTTCCGTATAGTAGCGCCAAATCTTGCAGTATTTCACATCTGTAGTGGTAAGATTAGTCCATGGATAGTATATGCAAGTTCGCAAGCACAAGAGCTATTAAAGAAGCTTACAAGCGAACAAATACAAATGGTAACAGATTATATAGATCCATATTATTGGCAACGAGTTATGAAAACACATGCCGAAGATTTTAAATGGGTAGAAGAAATTATGGAAGAAGCACACTTATGATAGTAAACACAGATATTGACATTGATGTAGCTGATAGAAACAAGCTATTAAACTTAATTAAACATACGCCAGCAATGATTAATGATAATGGCAGACGCAAGAAGCACAACACTGGTGTATACTTCCATGAAATGCCAAGTGATCCGTTTACAGGGTTAAGCACTATTGATCATAAAGAAGCAGAAAACAAAGGCTACTTTAAATTAGACATATTAAATGTAAGTTTATATAAAGATATTGAAAGTTACGAGCAGTTAGATGAATTACTTGCAATGGAACCAATGTGGGATTTACTTGAACACAAAGAAGTTGTTGAAAAATTATTTCACATACATGCACATTATAATATTGTAAGCAAAATGAAACCAACAAGTGTTGAGCAACTTGCAGCCGTGCTGGCAATTATTAGACCAGCTAAAAGAATTTTATTGGGTAAGGATTGGGATACAGTGTTTGCTACAGTATGGGATAAACCAACAGACGGTACATACTATTTTAAACAAGCTCATGCAATAAGTTATGCAATGGCTATTGTATTACAGCTTAATATGTTAGTTAAGGGTTTTTCTTTAAAAGACTAATATTACGTCTTTTGATTCGTTTAGTAATACTGTCGCTTAGTCTTACTTCTGGCCCAGCAATTACTTCCATTTGTTTTATATTAAAACTTTGACTTGTAGAACTAAATGGCCATCTATTTAATAACGCAATATTAATAGGTAATTTTCTATTAGTTTCCCACCACCATTCATCACCTAATCTTAGAAACGATTGGCGTTCCTCGTTTGATCCAAGCCTGTCGTAAACATACATAGTGGCTATGTGGTTATCAATGTTTTGCATTATTCCTAGGTATTCATTTCCGGCATACTCTATGACAGTTAAGAATGGAAATTCTTCTAACAAGGTTTTATATTTTTCAATCATTGTACATATATTTATTAATTTTTTTACCAGTGGTTTTTGTAATTTGCATAAATACATACACAGGAGAATATGAATGTCAAATTACGCAACAACTTATAATATCAATCAAACAGGTGACTTATATGCCATAGATGCCTCGAGCAACAAAGCAGGGTTGGGCAACTATGCAAGTGCTACAGGCACTTCGATAAATGCTCCTGTCAACTATAGATTCTTAAAGCTATTTACCGGTTTAGATAATGAGTTTATTTTTTACATAAAAAACATAGATCGTAAACCAATACAGCTACATGGTCAAACTATTATGGCTAATTTAACCAATAGAGAAACCCAAGCAAAAATAGTAGCAAAGAAATGTCAAATATTAGACTACGACGACGGCAAAGTTAAACTAATAATCAAAGCCGGCGAAATAAATGCAATACAGAACGGTTTCCTTGATCTTGTATTTACCTATGTAAATTCACAAGGTTTAAATCTACCATTATTTGTGGATCAAAACCTAAGACCAAATTATACAGTAGAAGTAAGTAATCAGACATCAAGTATTCCATTAACAACTTCAGTAGGAGATGCGTTTACTGAAAAAGATGATGGCTTTTATTATAGTAGTCATTTGCCAGGACCTGGTACGTACAATAAAGTAAATGGAATGATTACATTGGCAGTATATGCCACTAATTATACAGGCGACTTTTACATACAAGGTGCATTAGAAGACAACCCCACAGAAAGCGACTGGTTTAATATTATATTAGGTACACATACAGAAGAACATTATCCATATATTAACTTTGATGGAATTGATCCGTGGACATTCCGTACTAATATTAAATGGATTAGATCAAAACACTCACAAACACAAGGAAAACTTGACAAAGTCATAATTCGAGTGTAATATATACACATGAGTTTAATGATTGAATACGTCAGAAATCTGATTCCGACGAACTGGAAGCCTAGTCCTAGTGGTTGGCATTCTGGTAATTGTCCTATGTGTATAACAAATGGACAAGCCAGACCAGATACACGTGGACGAGGTGGATTTCATTTTGATGAAGATAAATTTCAGTATCATTGCTTTAACTGTCATTATAAAACAGGTTGGAGTCCAGGCAATAAAGTTAATAATAGACTAAAAAACTTATTATTAAAATTTGGTGCAGATGAGGCCGCAGTACAGCGTTTACAATTAGAGCTTATGCGTGAACTTGATATTACACATACGCTAATGGTACAAGAGCGCAGAAAGAAACTAGTAATTGATTGGCCAGAAGTAGCATTGCCTGAGAATTGTAAACCTTTTATGGAACATACGCCAGATGCAAACTGGACAGAAGCAGTAGAATATTTAACAAACAGAGGGTTTGACATAACAGATCCTAGACTGATGTATAGTCCTGCTAAACAACCAGCTAGAATGTCAAAGCGTTTTGTAATACCTTTTTATTATAAAAATAAAGTAATTGGATACACAGGTCGTTGGATAGGTAAACCACCAGATGGAATGCCCAAGTATTATAATCAACAACCAGCTAAAAACTTTGTGTATGGGTTAGATAGACAGCATGCTGAAAAAGAAATTGTTATATTGACAGAAGGTCCATTAGATGCTATAATAACGGATGGAATCAGTGCAGGCACTAACACTATTAGTGAAGAACAAGCTGATGTTATTTTAAGTTTGAACAAACAAATTGTTGTATTACCAGATGCCGACGAGGCAGGAATGAAAATGGTAAATGCAGCAGTTAAATATGGTTGGAGTGTTGCATTTCCTGAATGGGAAGATTGTAATGATGCCGGCGATGCTTTAATGAAATACGGCAGATTATTTACAGTGCGTAGTATATTAGATAGTGCTATAAATAATCCTACTAAAATACAGGTTATTGGAAGGAAATATTGTAAATGAGCGAACAAAAAGAATATACATATGAGCTACAAAAATTATTTGTAGAATTTTTAGCACATGATCAAGATTTATTTGTTCGTGTAAATGGTATATGTAATTCAGAATACTTTACAAGAGA